TTAGTTTGTGGTTTTCTATTTTTTGACATTTAGACTAGCTATGCCTCCTTCCATAAATCCGTAATTAGTTGGGTACGATCCCATGTAATTTCTTACATCTGGGTTTTGTAACATAAGTTCTTTTTTTCTCGCAGTTCTTTTTTCTTCAGATAATCTTCCTTCTAAAGGATTATTTACAGACTGTAATTGTGCAAGTTCGTTTCTTCTCAATCCTTCTGCTAAGTTTTGAATGCCACCTATAAAATCAATGTTTTCTGTTCTTTGTTGTCCACCTGATCTATAAAAATCTTGAATGTTTTCTCTAGCAGCATCTTCTTGTTTATCTAAATCTAATTGAAAAGCACCTTCGTTAAAAGTATCTTCAGGACTCATACTAATCGCATCTCTATTTTTTTGTATTGCAGCAAGTTTATCAAACTGCGAACCAAACGTATTTAGTTCGTCAAACGCTGATTCCATAGCTCCAATTTTACCCATCTGTTCTGGTGTCATACCTTCTTCTATCATTCTTTTGTTTCTTTCTTCTACAGAGTCTATTTTAGTTTTATCACCTAATGCATAATTAAATACACTATCACCAACTGCTTCTCTAAATGACTTACCACTTGTTAGCATATCATAACCAACTAACCCTGCTTCTGCTGCTGCAGTAAACCCTAAAGCTAATGGACCCAATAAACCTCTAATTGATGCAATGTCTTTTAAACCTCTACCAGCTTTTAAAATGCCTCTTGCTAATACCTGATCGCTTTCTTTAAATCCTTTTTTTAATCCTTCTTCTAAAACTTTTTTACCCTTAAGTGCGCATGTTGAACCCGCACTAAATTTTATTCTACCACCCGATGCTTTTTGTAAACTTTTAGGACAACCTAGTATTTGTAGTTTTTGTGTTATATCTTCTACAATTTTAGGATTAACTTTATATGCATCCTTAAATAATTTAACTGCTTCTTTTTTTGCAGATGCTAATCCTTTTTCTGGAGTTATATCTCTTTGTAAAATTCCTAAACCTTCTTGTCTTGCACCTAATTTTTTTAACTCATAGTCGGCTTTAGCTTTAGATATTTCGCCTCTATCATATCTACGCATAATACCTGCTGCTTTTGAATTATTTATATTCGTAAGTAATTGAAAATTTTGTGTTGGAACTTTTCCAATTAGTTTTTGATGTTGAATAGTTAATGCATTATTTTGAAAAGTTTTTACAGATGCGTTTCGATTCGTAGTAAAAAATCTATATATTTCATTATATGTTGGTACTTTTTCATAATCTTTAAAATAACTACCTAATAATTTTGCAGGTCTTTCATATTTAAATTTTTTAGCAACTTTAAAAAAATCATTTAATTTATCTTGGTCTGGATGTTTAGTTATAACAGTTCCTTTTTTAGCACCTGGTTTTCCTAAATTATAATCTACGTGAGTATATAGTGTGTTTGATTTTACGTCTTTTACACCAATAAATTTTTTATTATCTTTATCTTCAAAAACATTTATAAAAGTTCTTTCTTTAATTGGTAATTTTTCTTGCTGCTTTGCAGCAATTTTCATATAATTAATTAATCTGTTTGCATCTTTTTCAGGATAAAATCCTTTTTTCTTACTACCAGGAGTATAAAAAGAACCTACGTCTTTTCTTTTTTTACCTTGCATTATCAAATTAAGTCTCATTTTTTGACCAGCAGTTAATTCTGTATATTCTTTAACAGTATATGGAAGACCAGTTTTTGGATTAATTGGTTGTTTTGTTTTTAATAATTCTCTAGTTTTTTCGTTTAATCTTTTACTTAAACCTTCTTTTTTAAATCTAGGTAATTCTTGATCTCTAGCTATCTTAGAAGGAGTAGATTGAGTTGAAATACTTCTTTTAAGATTTTCTGGAACTTCTCCCCATGTTTTATATCCTCTTTTTTCTATTTCTTTTTTATATTTTTTTGTTAATTCTTTTTCTGTAAGACCTCGTCCGCTTTCTTCTTTTCTTTTTTGTAAAGCTTCGTTCATTTCTTTTTTAGAATCAAACCATTCGTGAAAACTCCCTTTAGTTTTTTTAGGATAAAAATCGGTGTATTTATGTTTACCTGTATTAGGTCCTTGTTTGACTATACCTGCATAAGCGTACATGTTCCGTGGTCCTTGGACCAGGGATCTTGCTTTTACTTCTGTGTCTATTTTATTTGGAGAGTAAGCTATAATTTGACTTAGTATGTCGTCCATTATTCCCCTAACATAGCTTGTAGACCACCTGATGCATTTAATGCTCTACCATCAGATTCTTTAACACGTCTATTTTTAATCATTTGTTCAACATCAACAATTGCATCGTCAATATCAATTTTATCGTAAACTTTTAATCTATCTAAACGGCCACCTTTTCCCATTGAACCTTCAATCATCATTTTAACAATACCTTGAGCTTGATCTTCAAAACCTTCTGGTGCATCTTTCATCATTGTTTCAGCTAGTTTTTTGTTTTGATCTAAAAATTTTTTATCAGATTTTATTACATTTAATAAATGCTCAAGATAATCTGTTTGATTGTTTCTTAACATTTTTAAATGTTCAGGGCCCATGATATTTGCAATACCGCTTCCAAGAGCTTTAGGATTTATATCTCTTAGTTGATCTGAACCTTTTTTACCTGCTTCTTTAGCAAAATAATTTAACAAAGCTTTAAGTGCGTCTCCACCACCTTTTAATTCTATACGTCCGCCTTCAGCGTTTTTAGTTACATTTTTAATATCAAAATTTTCTAATTTTTTAACTTCATCAGCTTTTTTCATCATTTCTAATTTACCTTTGTAGTCTCGACCACTACCAAGTCTAGTTAACTGACCTGTCAAACCTTCTATGTCAGGTGTGCTACCAATAATAAATTGTTCTACTTCTGCATCATCCATGTGGGGCAAGAATTTTTGCATGTACATTTTTAAACCTTCTTTGTCTCTGTTTCTAAACATCTCAACAACTTCTAATAATCCTCTGTGCATTTCAGGATCATTTCTAATCATGTTTTCAAAATTTTCTTTACCAAATGCTTTTTCTAAAAATCTACGTGAAGAACCTTTAATACCAAGTCTTGATAAAACATTAGCAAGACCACCTGCACTAAAATCAATACGCCCGCCGTCTGCTTTTTTAACATCCACTTCTTTAAGAATACTTTCAACGTCAATTCCGTCTACAAAATCAGGCTCGTTAAACTCATCTTTATAAATTCTAGAATTAAATGCTGTAACTTCTTCATAGTCGTCTGGTGGTTTGCCTTGTGTAGATTCATCGCCCATGTTTTTTGTGTAAGTCATCTCTTCACTTTTAGTAATCATGTCATCACCTTCTTTATGAATTTTTTTAATTTGTACGCTACCTGTGTTTAAATCTTCTGTCAGCAATAATTCTGATTTACCATCTTTAGACGGTGCTACAGTTTGTTTAACTCTTTCACCATAACTTTTTATTTCTTTACCATTTTTTGTAATAGTTTCCATTAATTCAAAAAAATACGGAGGAGGCTGTCCAGATCCTGCAGCTTTTTTTACAGTTTCTGTTACAGCTTTTTTACCAGCTTCTTTACCACCTAAACTTAATATTCCAGATTTAGCTGCAGCTACACCACCGGTTAATGCTGCAAGTAATTTTAAAAATGCTCTACGGCCCATGCCGCCACCTTGAAAACCTATACGACCACCTTCTGCTACAGCTACTCCATACTTTTCTTCTTCTAATCTTCTTCTATCTTGTTCTATTTCTTCTCTACGTTTTTTTAAAAAGTTTTCTCTATTAAAAAAATTTCTTATTTTATTGTATGTTTCAAATTCTTTTTCTGCTATAGATTTCATTCTATCTGATCCACCACCTGCAAACGGAACTCTTATGTTGTCATTGTCTTCAGCAAGTAAATAATTTAATCCTGTTGATGTTGTTGTCTGTGAACCTGGTGAAACTAATCTTGTTCTAGCCATCAAAGCATCTGAGCCGTGACCGATGTCAGATAGACTTGGCTCAACGTCAACCATGCCGCCTGTGTAGTGTCCTGCACGTCCGCCTTTTGCTAGGTCTTCTGGGGGATCAAATTTTTGTTTAGTTAAACCTTGATAGGCTTCATCGTAAAGATCTATTTGTTGTTTTTGATCTAAATCATAAAACTCTTTACCAAATCTTTTTTCTGCTAAATCTTCGGCAACAAGTTGTGCATCATATTTTCTATCTCCTGCAAATCCTGGTGATGCATTGTCAATTGCTTCTTTAATTTCTTTTGTGTTAAATCTTTTATTAGCGTCTTTAAACATTTCTCTGTTAGTAATCTTTTCACTAATCACCATGTCTTTTTCATCTACAAGATCACCACTTTTTTTCATAGTTTCTATTTCTTCTGCAAAAGTTCTTTTTTGTGGAAACTTAACAACCTCACCTTTTTTAGGAAACAGTTTATTTAATTGGTCAGCTGCTGCCTGACCAGAATAAACTTTTGGTTTATTTATTGCTTCAATAATATTTAAAAATTTTAACAAATCTGCTTCTGATCTAATATAATCATCTAATTGTTCTAAAGGAATTCCTGCTCTTGATAATAAAAATTCTATTTGTGCAGCTTTTTCTGAAGCCATAAATTCACTCGGCAAAGATGTAATCCCTGAACCTTTGTCTTTGGTTAAAGATTTTTTTGCAAAAGCTTTTATAATTTTTGTTGCCGACATAGTTAGTAGTACTCCATCTTCCTAGGTTCTGTTTTTTCTATTTCATAATCTTCTGGATGGGGTAGGAAGCCTCCCTGCCTGAATCGCATAATAGCCATAGTCATACTGTCAACTAGGTCATCATGATCGCCATATGGAAATGACGCGCATTCTTCAATAACTTCTTCTGCATACTGCTCATCAGGAGCCCAGATTAATCCAGCCTCAAACAGCGGAGCACAAGAATTTACTCGTACGTGCTTATCATTACCACGACTTGGCGTAAAAGTCATCACTGGAATGTCCATTTGCCTTAGTTCGTGGGTCAATGGTGTACCCGATGCTTTTTGTTCAACGATAACCATATCAGGTTGCCAATATTTATATTGTTCCAACGCTTCACGACGTAATTCTGGAAATTCAAAACGATCTTTGATTGCATCTAGCAAAATTATATTTGGTTTGCCACCTTCTTCAGGATAAAAAATACCCCAGGTGGTAATTGCAGAATAATCGGCCGTTTCTTTTTTTAAAAATGCTGTATCGTAGCTTTGAATGACGTAAGTCACGTCTGGTAAAAATTCTTTGTCCCATTTCTTCCACCATTCTCGTTTTATAAGCGCTCCTTCTTCAGAAGTTGGCTCTTGCATCCATTGTGCGTTCCATTTTCCAACCGGAAGTGTTGCTTTAACACTTTCTAGCTCTTCTAATTTCCAATATTGTGGCCACACAGGAGTTTTTTTATCTCCGTGGTCCATGATTGCCGGAAATTCTACAATTTCCCATTGATCACCCTTAACTTTTTTCTGATTGTCGAGTAAAATTCCTGTTAAATCTTTTTTTGACCACCTAGTCATAACTAAAACTATCTGTCCGCCCGGTTGTAGACGTTGTCGTGGTCCTGATGTGTACCATTCGTACGCATTTTCAAACGCGTTAGCTGACATTGCGTCTTGCTCACTGTGTGGATCGTCAATAATCAAGAGGTCTGCACCACGGCCCGTGATTGCACCACCAACACCAGCTGCAAAATACTCACCACCTTGTTGAGTTTCCCATCTTCCTGCAGCCTGACTGTCTTCCTGTAGTCTTGTTTCAAAAATTTTAGAATATTCTTCGCTGTCAATTAAATTTTTTGCTTTACGACCAAATCTAATTGCCAGTTCTCCGGTGTGAGTTGCTTGAATAATTTTTAATTTTGGATTTTTACCAACCATCCACGCTGGCAAAAGATAACTTGCAAACTCTGACTTTGTATGTCTTGGTGGCATGTTGATAATTAATCTATTAATTTTTTTAGCAGCTAGATCATTAAACTTTTGTGCAATAACTCTGTGGTGTGCACCCTCTATAAACTCTGGCCATACAGCTTTAGTAAAAGACATAAAATCATTTACTGCTTTTCGTTGTATTTTCTTTTCGGCATGCATAACTTCTAGACGTCTGTACTCAGAGCGAATGTTAGCCGGCAGTTTATCTATATCTTTTTTAATCATAAAAAAATTTTTATAAAATTTTTTGCACCATCTTAGGTGTTCAATAAGTTTTTTACCACCATTAACTGTCTAAATCAAGCAATACAACCTAAAGTAGTGGGACCCCTTTTTATGTAAGGTGTACGAGTTATATAGTTGCAAAGTTTATTGGGTGTGGGTGTGGTACCTCTATTAGATATAAATTATTTGTGTGTGTAGGCGCGTTAGCGCCTACACAAAGAGAGTTAGTCTAGTAACTTATAATACGCGTCAACGTTATTCTTTTGAAACCAAGTCAGACCGCTTTGCATTCTGCCATAG